GAAATTGTTGTTGCAGTACCTGTTGGCTTAACAACTGATGCGCCAGCACCAGCTTGGATACATTTGTAAACGTTAAGTTCGTCGGTAACAACATAATATTGTTTAGTAGATAATGCAGTGTCTAGATCATCATACTCTGAGTATGCTGTACCAGAAACCCAGTTATATCTTGGAGCGCAGTGACTAATTTGTGATGAAGCAATTCGCTTCAATGCAACTACGTTAGACCAAGCATCGTATTCATCAAATTGACGATCTACTGGAGTTGGAACTGAAGTATCAGAAGGTGACCAAGCCTGAGCTCTTGCCACAAACAGATAGTAACTATTGCTTGAGTTACTAATGTCTGTGATCAGATTTCTGGCGTTCTGATAACGGAATTTTGTGGTAATAATTGCTGGCATTTAATGCGCCCCTTTAACTGAGTGTGTTTATATTAAGTATTTATTAGAGTTATATCAGCCGACAATGTAGTATTTGTCTTACCACCAGCAGAAACAGTCTCTATTGTTAAATCTGCATAATCCAAAATTGGACTAGCATTGATAAATTTCGTTTGTTCAAAATATAAGTAATTTGGACCAAGAGCATTAAGTCTTGATTCTTCTTTTGTTAAGAACAATGTAGCAGTAAAACTACGATGGCTTCCATAAATCGTACCAAGGATAAGTGGTAACTTACCTTCTTGTGGATCTACGAATCCTGGAGGAATTTGTGAGTAACGCTTATTAGCAAGTGATTGAACTAACACTTGACCAAAGAACGCAAATCCTGTTGGATGTAATAACTTCTTTACAGCATCTTGCCAATAATCAATCGTTTGACCAGTCTTAATTACATAAGAGAAGTTTTGATAGTACTTACTATCTTGAATATATTTCTTATCTGAAATGAAACCATCATTGCTTGTGTAACGATTTTGTGTTCTATCCCATTTACCATCTGAAGGTTTTAATAAGTCTACTCGTGGATAATATAATTCAATCTTATCATTGAACAATAAGTTGAACAACGCTTCATATGAAGGTATAGAACCTTTTGAACGATAAATGTCGTTAACTTGTTTGTATAATTTACGTGGGTTTGCTTGAATCTGTTGAGGGATTGAAGTAGCAAACTCTCTTTGTAAGTATTCGATAAACTCTGTTGCAGCAACATCGATATCTCTATTTTCAAGTAGAGTATTAATGATATGGCCTGGTTGATCTTGAGCGCTTTGCATCCACTCAAAATAACTTTCCATGAATTGCTCAAGATTACCATCACCTTGACGGATGTGCTCAGGAATAATACCTGATAGCGAATAGTAATCTTGACGTGATGTTTGAATCGACATATTAACTTGAATGACGTGGTGTTGTTGAGTAACCAATACCAGCGATAGTACCACCAGTTGCGATTGTATCAACTTCAGGAGTGATCGTAGATAATGTCATATCAATTTGTAACAATTGATTTCGCTTAGGAGCAATGTCATTTGAATTAGGCATTGCAGTGATAGCCATATAAGAACCAGCAATTGCACTAGGATTAAACGCGTTAATAACTAATATGCCAGCTGGTGCATTTAAATAACCTGCATCTGCTATTGTAACTTGCTTTACATCGCCAACTAAACGATAAATCTGAAGTAGATGGGTACCACCTTCATCAGTGTGCGTATTATCAGTCATATCACTTTGTGGTAAATCTTGTAAATACTGAGTGAAGCCATTATATGTAAATGGTGTTGATGAAATAATCTTCTCACTACTATTACTTGTATATAATGGAGATGAAAATGTTAATGTGTACTTCTGTGCAGTTCCAATTTCTGGAACAAAACGTTTTTGCATATAAACACGAATTGTGTTATTCAAAATCGAAGGATCAGCAGCATCAATTAAACGTGATAACTTAGAATGACGAAATACACCATCAAACTTTTTAAGTTCTGTGTCATTGTAATTACTAATAACATCAGAAACAGCTTGGCGTAATTCACCAGAAGTTTTATTTGTTAAGTTAGGATCATATTTAAAATATACTTCAAGTTTAATATATGTGTACTCAGGATCAACTAACTCAGGTGTAATAGAAACAACGTTACGTGTTTTTAGAATTTGATCTTTGATATATTGCTTTTCAGTTACAGTTAAAGCTTCAGCATTCTTAGGTTTAATTGAGATGTAAGCTTTACCATAATCAGGTGGATTGTTTTCTTCACCACCCCAAACAGAAACGGTTTCAATATTTGGATAGTTATTAATGATAGCAGCTTTATAATCTTCTGGTGTAACAACTCGGTTTTGAGCAACATAAGATAATGGAGCATTAAACTTAATTGAGTCAATTGCTTCACGATCACCGCCACCAGCAGCTTTATACAATGTATCGATAGTAACATTAGTGTTACCTTGAATTGTTGACGCTAATGTAAACTCTGATGCACCGTTTGACAATGCACCACTGGTGCTTAACCACTCAATCTCAACTACGTTACCAGCACTAAGATTTTTACCTACAATGCCATCACCAAAATACACTTCATACTTACCATCTTTAGATTCTTGTAAGAAGTAAGCTTTTGTTGTTGATGAAATATCTACGAAGTTTTTTGCAATTGTATAAATGTCATATGATGATGTACTACTATTAGGTTTTACTTTAACAACTAATGTGCTTGTGTCAACGTTAGCATCTGGGATTTCAAAGTATTGTAATAAGTCAAATGAATCAACAGTGAATGAGAATGTCTTTAATGTACCTTCACTAATTTTTAAATCCGGGAATAGATACACACCAGCAAGTGGAGAAATTGACACAGCTTCTAAAACTGTATATGTGTATTGTGATCCATCAACAGTTGTACTAAACTCTGTGCCACGATCAATCGTTAAAGTTGATGGTGAACCTACTGGTGAATTAACAGTTACATCTAAATATGCAAATGGAGCAGTCACAGATCTTGGAACATAACCAAGCATCTTTGAATGTGATACGACGTTATTACGTAACTGAGCTGAGTCTAAGAAGATCTCATTCATTGCCATGTTAGCATTAACTGCGTTATAATGTGTATTGTAAGAAAGTAGGTCTAATAGCACTGACATGCCAGAGCCTTCAAAATCGTAATCTTGAAATTTGCTTTGTGCTTTTAAATATGTCTTCAGATTCTCGCGGATCTGAAAAAAGTCTAGTTCGGTGACTTTTAAATTTGATGCCATTATCGTAATCTCTCTAAGACTGTTGTAACATCTGAAACTTGTTCAGTTGAAAGTATTTGGAATTGAATTGTCATTGTGTATGAGTTATTGTCTGCATCATCAGTAGCAGAAACATTCAAAACTGCAACTCTTGGTTCAAAGTTTTCTAATACTTGTGTTGCAGCGTCTTCTAAATCACTTATAGTGACTGGATCTGCTGGCTCAAATAGTAAACCTCTAACGTTACAACCAATCTCTGGTTGAAATGGACGCTCATAGAAGTTTGTAAGTATTAAATTGATGACTGATTTTTTAATTGCTTCAGTGTCTCTAATTGGATTGATGTCACCAGTCACTGGATTAGGTGCAAATAGCATGTCTAAGTCTGAGTAGATAGAATCTCTAGCTACAATGTTGGCTTTACCAATTCTTACTATTAAATCTGAAGGATCTTGTGTTCGCATATCTATATTTATTAAGCTTTCAGAACGTTTAATGCTTGTTCTGTATATTTAAGACGATCAACCAAACCATTTTCACCACCATTGACCTTAATGCTCAAACCCTTATAATCACCTTTGTCAGCAAATCCTGAAAGGTTATTTCTTTTCCAAAACCATAAAGATGTCTCAATTGCAATGTTTTTATCACTTGCAACTTGGTCTGGATTAGTTACAAGGCGGTCATCACCATATAAATCTTTACTACAACTTAAATAATTGGCTTTGAAAGTCAATTGCTTCAATCCACGGCCGCGATAACGGTAACCATCACCACTTGCTTCATCACCATTAAGGTATCTGCTAGCGTAAACCTTATTTGCAATCTTTTCTGGCTTCTTTTCAAATGTTAATGCATCTTCAAAAGTCTTAAAGTACTTTTTAAACGTTGCTGTAAGACCTTTTGCTGAATACATTAGATTTTCTTCTAATTTTTTAGGGTCTGTAGAGAATCCAGTCTCAACTCTGATCTGCCCAATCCATCCAGCAACACGTTCTGGAGTTGTAATGCCATATTTTGGTAACATTGTTGATGCAGCTTCATACCATGCAGCAGCTGAAGCACCTGCAGCAGCAACAAATTTCTCTTTTGTGAACGCAAATGTAAA